ACAAAGAAATAGAAAAGATAAATAATGTATTTGATTGGAATAAATATCCGGATGCATTTAAAGAACACTGGTATGATTATATTGACCAAGAGTTCAAAAGAAGAGAAGAAGGAATGTGGTTTTACAATAATGGTAAACCAACCTATATAACAGGTACACACTATATGTACTTGCAATGGAGCAAGATAGACGTTGGAGCACCAGACTTTAGAGAATCAAATAGATTATTCTTTATATTTTGGGAAGCTTGTAAAGCAGATAGTAGATGTTACGGAATGACTTATTTAAAGAATAGACGTTCTGGATTTTCATTTATGTCATCCGCTGAATTAGTTAATCAAGCTACAATATCAAGTGACTCTCGTTTTGGTATACTATCAAAATCAGGAGCAGATGCTAAAAAGATGTTTACAGATAAGGTTGTACCTATATCAATAAACTATCCTTTCTTTTTCAAACCCATACAAGATGGTATGGATAGGCCTAAAACAGAATTAGCCTATAGAATCCCAGCGTCAAAACTTACTAGAAGAAAATTAGATAATAATGAGAAGCTAGAGGAGCTTGATGGATTAGATACTACAATTGACTGGAAGAACACAGGAGACAACTCTTATGATGGTGAAAAGTTAAAACTTTTAGTACATGATGAAAGTGGTAAATGGGAACGTCCAGATAATATATTAAATAACTGGCGAGTTACAAAAACTTGTTTACGATTAGGTAGTAGGATTATTGGTAAGTGCATGATGGGATCAACCTCAAACGCTTTAGACAAAGGAGGAGAAAACTTTAAGAAACTTTATTATAATTCTGATGTTACAAAAAGAAACCGCAACGGACAGACTAGTTCAGGACTATATAGTTTGTTCATACCTATGGAATGGTCCTACGAAGGATTCATTGATACTTATGGCTTACCTGTATTCGATACGCCAGAAAAACCTGTAAAAGGTGTAGACGGGAGTTGGATTGAATATGGTGTTATTGAGCACTGGCAAAATGAAGTTGATGGTTTAAAATCAGATTCAGATGCTTTAAATGAATACTACAGACAGTTTCCAAGAACAGAGCAACATGCTTTTAGAGATGAAACAAAACAATCTTTATTCAATCTTACAAAAATATATGAACAGATTGATTACAATGAAGATCTAAGAAATACAAATATATTAACTAAAGGAAGTTTTCAATGGGAGAACGGAATAGTTGATTCAAAAGTAATATTCTATCCAAATAAAGATGGCAGGTTCTTAATTAGTTGGGTTCCCCCTAAATACATGCAAAACCGTGTAATAATAAAGGATGGGATGAAATACCCAGGTAATGAGCACTGTGGTGCCTTTGGCTGTGATAGTTATGATATATCAGGAACAGTTGATAACCGCGGATCCAATGGAGCATTACACGGATTAACAAAGTTCTCAATGGAAGACATACCTGCTAATCATTTCTTTTTAGAATATATAGCTAGACCACAAACAGCAGAGATATTCTTCGAAGAAATACTAATGGCTTGCGTCTTTTATGGTATGCCTATATTAGCAGAGAATAACAAAGCTAGACTATTATATCATTTTAAAAGAAGAGGTTATAGAGGTTACTCTATGAATCGACCAGATAAAACGTGGAATAAGTTATCACCAGCTGAAAAAGAAATAGGCGGTATACCAAACTCAGGACAAGATATTATACAAGCTCATGCTGCAGCAATTGAAACCTATATTGAAACTTATGTTGGAATTGTAGGCGATAATTTTGGGACTATGTATTTCCAGAAAACATTAAATGATTGGGCTAGATTTAATATCAATGATAGAACAAAGCATGATGCTTCTATTAGTTCAGGATTGGCAATAATGGCATGTAACAAACACATGTATACTCCAGTTCATGTTATTGAAAAAATAGCAGTAGCATTAAACTTTAAAAAATACGATAACAACGGCAATAGTTCAAAAATAATATAATAGATGATTTATACTAATAGTAATAGTTCTTTCCCAAGCCAGGTAGTGCCTGATTCAGAAAAACAAACAATTGAATATGGCTATGCGGTTGGTAGAGCTATAGAGAACGAATGGTTTAGAGGCGATAGAGTTGGGGGAGGAGCTGGTAATAGATTTGGATCTAACTGGCAAAACTTTCACAGACTAAGACTCTATGCTAGAGGAGAACAATCAGTGCAGAAATATAAAGATGAATTGTCTATAAACGGTGATTTGTCATATCTTAATTTAGACTGGAAACCAGTTCCAATATTACCTAAGTTTGTGGATATTGTTGTTAATGGTATATCAAGCAAACTATATAAGATAAAGGCATTTGCTCAGGACCCAGCCTCCACAAAAGCAAAGACTAAATATGCGGAAAACATAATTAGAGATATGATGGCTAAAGAATTGCTTGATGAGATACAAGCGAAACTAGGGGCTAACTTATATAATACAACAGATCCTAATTCATTGCCTCAATCAAAAGAGGAATTAGAAATGCGATTACAATTAGATTATAAACCATCAATTGAAATAGCAGAAGAAGAAGTTATAAATCAAATACTAGATAGAAACAAATACACATTAACTAATAAAAGAGTAAATTACGATTTAACAGTTATTGGTATTGGCGCTACAAAAACATCTTGGAACCCAGCAAACGGAGTTGTAATTGATTATGTAGACCCAGCTAACCTAGTTTATTCATACACAGAAGATCCTAACTTCGAAGACATATATTATGTTGGAGAAGTAAAATCAATTAGTTTAGAAGAACTTAAAAAGCAATTTCCTTATTTATCTGATAAAGATTTAAAAGAGATTGAAAAATATCCAGGGGATTCAAACTATGTTCGTAATTATTATGGTCAAGACACTAATGATAATACCGTACAAGTATTATACTTTGAATACAAAACATATTCAAACCAAGTATTTAAAATAAAGAAAACAGAAACTGGATTAGAGAAAGCATTAGAAAAAGACGATAGCTTTAATCCACCAGAGAATGATAACTTTAATAGAGTATCAAGAAGTATAGAGGTTTTATATTCAGGAGCAAAGATATTAGGATTTGAAAAAATGCTAGATTGGAAATTAGCTGAGAATATGACTAGACCATTTGCTGATACTACTAAAGTTGAAATGAATTATAATATTTGTGCACCAAGAATGTACAAAGGTAAAATTGAATCATTAGTTAGTAGAGCAACTACGTTTGCTGATATGATTCAGTTAACACATTTAAAGTTACAACAAGTATTATCTAGAATGGTTCCAGATGGAGTATTTGTAGATGTTGATGGATTAGCAGAAGTTGATCTAGGGAATGGAACAAATTACAATGCTGCTGAAGCGTTAAATATGTATTTCCAAACTGGTAGTATAGTTGGTAGATCTCAATCCCAAGATGGTGGAATGAATCCGGGCAAAGTGCCGATTCAAGAATTACAAACGTCTAATGGTAACGCTAAGATACAAGCGCTTATTGGAACATATCAATATTACTTACAAATGATCCGGGATGTAACTGGGTTGAATGAAGCAAGAGACGGTAGTTCACCAGATGTCGATGCTTTAGTAGGATTACAAAAAATGGCGGCAGCAAATTCAAATACCGCTACAAGACATATTAAGGATGCTAGTTTGTATTTAACATTGAAAACTTGCGAGAATGTATCTTTACGCGTTGCGGATTCATTAGACTTCCCGTTAACAAGACAATCATTAATAGAAAGTATATCTTTATTCAATGTTGAAACATTAAAAGAAATAGAAACTTTAAATCTACATGATTTTGGTATCTATTTAGAAATGGAACCTGAAGAAGAAGATAAAGCTAAGTTTGAACAAAACGTACAAGTAGCTTTACAAACAGGAAGCATCGACTTAGAAGATGTAATAGATTTAAGACAAATAACAAATATAGATTTAGCTAATCAATCTTTAAAGTTTAAACGTAAAAAGAAAGCTGAAAGAGATCAAGCAAATCAACAAGCGAATATACAAGCGCAAGCCCAAGCAAATGCTCAAGCATCAGAAGCAGCTGCATTAGCGGAGGTTCAAAAGCAGCAAGCTTTGGCTCAAACAGAGATACAAGTATTACAATCTAAATCTCAGTTTGAAATACAAAGAATGCAACAAGAGTTATTAATTAAGAAACAATTAATGGCAGAACAATTTGGGTATGATTTACAATTAGCTCAGACGCAATTACAAGTTGCGCAGCAAAAACAAAGCCAAGCAGAAGATAGAAAAGATCAAAGAACAAAGATACAAGCCACACAGCAATCAGAATTAATAGATCAAAGAAAAAATAATTCTACACCTAAAGACTTTGAGAATCAAGGACTTGAAGAATTAGGGTTAGGGTTTATGTAAAAAACACATTATTAACCAATTTTATATTATTATATTATGTCACAAGAAGTGCAACAAGAAGGAGCCTTTAAACTTCAAAAGAAAAGAACTCCAATGAAAAAACTAAACAAACCAGCGGTTGTTTCAAAAGTAGATTTAACAAATAAAAAACTAGAAGAGGATGCCATTCAAAAGCAAATCACAGATGAAAGCGTGTTGGGCAGCCAAGAGTCCCAAATGGGATTGCCGAAAGTGGATGAAGGAAACGCCAAACCCGCAATCATTACCCAAAACAATGAAAGCCAAGAAAAAGTAATTGTAGTTAACGCTGGAGTAATTCAAGAAGTAACTGATGAAGAGGTTGCCAATGCATCCCAAGCCTTAACAACTGAAGTAGAGCAAGCTATTGAAGATGCTCAAGCAACAGGTAGACAATTACCAGAAAATGTAGAAAAGTTGATTTCATTTATGGAAGAAACTGGCGGGACGGTAGAAGACTATGTTAGATTAAACGCTGATTATTCTACGGTTAACAATGAAGCATTATTAAAAGAATATTATAGAAAATCACGACCACATTTGGATACCGAAGAGATTGATTTCTTAATGGAAGATAGATTCAGTTATGATGAAGACGAAGACGATGAGCGAGACATTAGAAAAAAGAAACTCGCATTTAAGGAAGAAGTTGCAAAAGCTAAAGGCTTTTTAGAAGATCTTAAATCTAAATACTATGAGGAAGTAAAGTTACGACCAACAGTGAATAAAGATCAACAAAAGGCTATGGACTTTTTCAATAGATACCAAGCAGACCAGCAAACAGTTGAAACTCAACATTCAAAATTTAAGGATGACACAAAAAGTTTCTTCTCTCAAGATTTCAAAGGTTTTGATTTTAAAGTGGGAGAAAAGAATTTTAGATATGGCGTTCAGAATGCAGATGTTGTAGCGGATAAACAATCAAATATTACAAACTTAGTCAAGAAGTTCTTGAATGAAAAAGGTGAAGTAACAGATTTGAAAGGTTATCATAAGGCAATGTATGCTGCTGAAAACGTAGATACTTTAGCGGGCCATTTTTATGAGCAAGGTAAAGCAGACGCTATTAAAGAGATTACTGCAAAATCAAATAACTTTCAGACTGCTCCTAGACAAACGTCTACTGGAGAAATCTTTGTTAATGGCTTCAAAGTAAAAGCAATTAATGGTGTTGATTCTACAAAATTGAAAATCAAAAACAAATTTAACAATTAAAATTAAAAAATTATGGCAAATGTTACGCCTACTTTCGGTTCGATTAAACCGTCTCAGAAGCAACAAGCTCTAGACACGAACTACTTAAACTTTACAGATCCTACTAATGCGGATTTTGTATCTTTTGCTCAACAATATTTACCTGAAATCTACGAACAAGAAGTAGAGCGTTATGGAAACAGAACTCTTTCTGGATTCTTACGTATGGTTGGAGCTGAAATGCCAATGGCTTCTGATCAAGTTATCTGGTCAGAACAAAATAGATTACACGTTGCTTACACAGGAGTAAACGTAGTTAGTGCTGCTGGTAATACTTTATTGATCGAATCTGATTTAACTCCTGCTACTGCTGATGCGTATGTTGCTAACGTTATTTCTAAAAATCAAACTATTGTTATTATGAACCCTGCTACAGGATTAGAAGTAAAAGCTATTGTTACTCTTTCTGGAGCTAATAATACTTCTTCTGATGCTGCAAATGGTGCTTTAACTGTTGCTCCATATACTGCTGCTACATTAGCTGCTGCTGGATTTACAGACGGAATGGATGATTTAAAAATCTTCGTTTACGGTTCTGAATATGCTAAAGGTTCTACTTTAGTAAATGATGATTATACTAGCATTACACCTACATTCACTCAATTCTCTAACTCTCCTATTATTATCCGTAATAAATATGTAGTTAATGGATCTGATACTGCTCAGATTGGATGGGTTGAAATTGCTACTGAAGATGGAGCTGACGGGTACATGTGGTACTTAAAAGCAGAATCTGAAACAAGATTACGTTTTGAAGATTATCTTGAAATGTCAGTTGTTGAGGGTGAATTAGCCGCTGCTGGATCTGCTGCTTTAACAGCTGGTAAAAAAGGAACTGAAGGTTTCTTTGCTGCTGTTCAAGATAGAGGTAATGTATTGAATAACTTCTCTGCTGCTTCTGGATTAGTTGAATTTGATTCAATCTTGAAAAACTTAGATACTCAAGGAGCTATCGAAGAAAATATGTTATTCTTAAACCGTCAAACATCTCTTGACTTTGATGATATGCTTGCTGCATTATCTTCTGGAGCCGCTGGTGGGGTTGCTTACGGTTTGTTTGAAAACTCTGAAGAAATGGCTTTGAACTTAGGATTCTCTGGATTCAGAAGAGGTTCTTACGATTTCTACAAAACTGACTGGAAATACTTAAACGATGCATCTACTCGTGGAGCTGTTGCAAATTCTGGTATTGATGGTGTACTTGTTCCTGCTGGAACTTCTACAGTTTACGATCAAATTTTAGGAACAAATATCCGTAGACCATTCTTACACGTACGTTATAGAGCTTCACAAGCTGATGACAGAAGAATGAAATCATGGGTACTTGGATCTGTTGGTGGAGCATATACATCTGATCTTGATGCAATGGAGGTAAACTTCTTGTCTGAAAGATGTTTATGTGTTCAAGGAGCTAATAACTTCGTGTTATTCACTTCAGTAGTATAATCTACACAAGTATTGTAAATCTTACCCCTGTTGAAACTACGGGGGTAATTTTTACCTTTTAAAAATTAATTAATTATATTATATCATGTCAAAAACAAAAAATACGCAGTTAGAAAATTGGGAAGTAAAAGATAGAACTTATATCTTAAATGGGTCACATAGTCCATTAACATATACAATCTCTTCCAGACACTCTAGAAGATTTCCTCTATTATGGTTTGATGAGGAAACTAAAGATCAAAAAGAATTAAGGTATGCAACAAATCAGAATAGTCCATTTGTTGAAGAACAGAAGGGAGAAGCTACTCTTGGGCATATCATGTTTAGAAATGGGGTATTAACCGTTTCGAAAGAAAAACAAAACTTACAAAAATTATTATCTATTTATCACCCAATGCTAAATAAAAAGTATCGAGAATTTGATGCTGTTGTTGTAGCGGTAAATGAATTAGACACTTTAGAATTACAAGTAGAGGCAATGACAGCTGCAATGGCAATGGACGTTGATCAAGCAGAAGCGGTTTTAAGAGTTGAGCTTGGATCTAAGGTATCAAAGATGACTTCTAAGGAGATAAAAAGAGATTTACTATTATACGCTAGAAACAATCCAGAATTGTTCTTAGATTTGGCTAATGACGAAAATATACAACTTCGTAATTTTGCTATCAAAGCTTGTGAAGCAAACATTATAAAATTATCACAAGATCAACGTGATTTTAAATGGGCTTCTAACGGCAAAAAATTAATGACAGTTCCATTTGATGAAAATCCATACTCAGCAATGGCTTCATTTTTCAAGACAGATGAAGGAATAGAAATATACCAATCTATTGAGAAAAAATTCCAATAATACGTAATACTAATATATAGGTAGTTATTGTAATTAGCGTTACAGTAACTGCCTAAATATTATAA